GACCTGCGCCACGATGGGATCAGCTGTTGTCATTTTCATTCTCCGGTTTTTGACACCGCCCAATGCCATGTCCATGAATTGAATTGCACACACTTTTAGAAGTGTGTAAATACTTTTCTGAAAATATTTTGTAGGGGTAAACCCTAGGCCAAAATTTCTGGGCAAAAAAAAAGCCCCCACCCTTTCGGGCGGGGGGCAGGGAGTAAGAACCGTGCACGCGTCTGCACGCTACACACGCGGGGCTAGTCGCCCCGCAGCATCGTGTTCGCAGACTCCTCGACATGTTTGATGCGATTGAGCCAGCCTTTGCCATAGGTGGCAAACGCTGGCAAGCTGCGGTAAAACCGCTCTTTGGCCGCGCTGAACGATTTCACGAGCGCAGGACCATTGGCTGCACCAATGGCGGCCATGGTGGCGGGGCCAAACACGCCATCGGCCTGCACGCCCAAAGCCTCTTGCAGCTCTTTGCGACAGCGTGCAGGGCCTGCGTTGATTGCGAAATCAAACGCGGCGTAGTCCACACCGGCGGGCAGTTCGTCACCGCGCACCGCGTCCCAGTAGTGCAAGCGGTACAGGGGCGCTACGTCTTTTTGCTTCAAATTGCGCATGTCCGCATTGCTAACGGGGTGGCCTACAAACGCCTCCCAGGTGGCTTGGGTGCAGCCCCAAATGGTGCAGCCTTTGCGGCCATCGGGAAGCTTGTTGCCGGGGTCGCGTGGGTCGTCGGTGTAGCCGCCCTCGCTGGCAATGACGAGTGCAAAAGATTTTTCGAAATTGGCTTTCATGGGGTGCTCCCTTGGGCTTGCTTGGCAGCAAGTAGTTCGGTTTTTTGTTGGCTGGAGGCGCTGGAGCCGAAGTAGAAACTGAGCACCAACATCAACGCACCATCGAGCGTGCCGAGTACGCGGGCGATCAGCTCGCGCATGGTGGGGTCAATGACGTGGGTGAGTAAAAAGCACTGCACGCCAGCCCACGCCACCACAATGGCCAGCGCCAACACGCCGGGGATTTTGCTGCGCGTGGCCACCTGCATATCGCGGGCGCTTTTGCGGTCTTCGATCAAAAGCGCGGCCAGCTTTTGGGTGTTGTCGTAACCCATGGCCGCCATGTGCTCGGTGAAGCTGTTTTCGGCTTGTTTGAGGGCCAGCACCTGCTCGGGCGTGGCATTGGCCACGGCGTTGGCGATTTGTTGGTCGGTGGCGTTGTCCGTTAGCCCAAACACCTTGGCAATGGCACCCGAGGCCAGCAGGCCAAAGGGGCCACCAATGGCGGTGGCCAGCATGGGCATGCCTGCGCTCAAAATGGCTTTCAAATCCATGGTTAAAACTCCTTTGCAAAGCGAATGCCGAAGGCTTCTCCGGCGCGGATGGTCTGCACGCCGCTGCGCAGCGTGTAGTCGTCGTAGGTGCGCATGTACTGCGCAATGGCATAGATGCCGCCCGCGAAGTCGTGGCGGTAGGCAATTTGTGCGCTGGGCACGCGCAAGGTTTGCACACCAGGCAGCGCTGGGTAACGCGTGACGTTGGTGTACTGCCCCGCCCCCACGCTCCACACGCCTGCGCCCACGCGGCACGCTGCGTCTAGCGTGAGGCTTTGGCCGTCAAAGCGGTAGGGTGATTTGTTTTGCTGAGCGCCCACGTACTGCGCAAAGCTGGCACGCAGCGCCAAGCAGCCCCCCAGTTGCGCTTCATGGGCCAGGTAGTAGGTGTCGTACGCGAGCTGGCGTTGGTAGGCCGTTTTACTGCCGCTTGCATCGTCCTGCAATTGGTTGGTGTGCAGCCAGCCAAAGCGCCACTGCGCGCCGCTGGCAAGGTTCAGGGCATTGATGCTGATGCCGTGTTTTTTGTGGTCCACCGTAGGGCCAACGGGCACATAAGGGCCTAGCTTGTCGTCTTGGCCGTCGACCATGGGGCGGTACGCGCCGCCCATGGCGTCCACCAGCCAGTCGCCCAAGGTTGCGCTGGAGTAAGCCTGCACGCCTGCCCCGCCCTCGCTGATTTCGCGCAGGCCCGCAAAGCGGCAAAACACGTCAGGCTCTGCAATCCAGCGCTCAGACCCGCACCAGCTCACCCGGTACGGCAAGATGCCTGCGCGCACGCCGCCGGCTTGGCCACGCCAGTCTGCGTCCAGGCGGCTGATGCGCGCGCCATCGACTTGGCTCCACTGCGCCGCTGCGCTGAGCACCACACTGCCCACCGCGCCACGGGCATCCGCTTTGACAAAGGCATGGCTGTCGTGCCAGTCTTGGGGCGTGCTGTAGCTGGGCAGGTAGCGGGCTGTGGGGTGGGGGGTCCAGCTGTCGACGCCGATTGTCAGGGACTGGGCGAAGGTGGTGTTGGTGCACAGTAGCAAGTAGACAACCACCATGCTGGCCACGATCACGGGCACTACCGCAGTCAGCATTTTAAAAACACGTTGCAACATTTTTATCCCCCAGAAAAAAAGACGAATAGCCTACGGCGGGCGGGTTTTTGGAGAGCCGATCAAGCAGCTCTTCGGGCGTTTTGGCGAGGCGGATGCCTCGGTCCACCAGGGTGTTGCGCGTCATGGCCTGCGCGGCCGCCGGGCTGATGCCCAGCTCCAGAAATGCGGCCTTGGTGTCCGGGTTGTCGATCGGCAGCATGTAGGCAAGTAGCCAAGCGCCGCCGAGTAAAACGGGTTGGCCGCTGTACGCTTGAATGATGTCGTTGCGGGTGATGGCGCGCGATGTATTGCCCTCGCGCTCTGCGCCCGCTAGCTGCCAACTGCCAGTTTCAGCAACACGGGCTTCTTTGGCCGTGGTGCAAAGCCACAGAGCTGCATGCGCTTGCATGGCCACCATGGGCAATGCAAGCAGTAAAAAAATCATTAATAGGCGCTTCATTTTTGTGCCACCTTTTCGCGCAGCGCTTGTGTCGATTGTGCAAGCTGGGTTAATTGGCCCTGCACGGTGGTGATGCCAGCGGACACGGTTTCCAGTTTTGCGGTGGTTTCACGCTGGGCTGTTTCCAGCCGGCTGAACTGGTCTTGCAGGGTCTTCACTTCGTTTTTGGTGCGGCCTTGGTCTTCTTTGACTTGCACCACCGTTGCGGCGGATTGCTTGAAGCTGTTGATGTCCGCCTCAATGGTATTGAGCCGCGTAGTCCCCGTGTAGACCATGTAGGCGATGGCGGCGGCGGCGGCCCAGACCAGCTTCATATCCACCGTGAAGGGCTGCTTGTCGATAGTTGTTTTTTCATTCATAAAGTTACTTTCGATCAAAAAAAGCCGCTGAAAAGCGGCTGGTGTGTGGGGTGGGGTATGCAGTGATTAGGGTTTGATGGGCCAGTCAATCTCCTCAGGAAATTTGGGTTGCGTTGGCACATTGAGCAGGGCAATGCGGTAGCTTCGATATGCCTCTTTACGCGCCTCAGTGTAGGTTTCCCACCGCAGCGGGACGGTGAGTCCATCCAGCTCAGCCAGCTTTTCATTACGTATTTTTCGGGCAGCGGCGGCCAGTTGCTCAAGGGTGGGTTTGGGTGGCGGGGTGTAGTCCGCAATCGGGCCATGGTCGCCCGCCAGCAGCGCGGCATAGAGTTTTCGGCCAAATTCTTCGAGGTCTTCTGGAGAAGCGGTAAAAGGGATCCAGCCAAAAATCTCATGTTCAACTTGGCAGTCGATGCGTGTTTTTTCAGAATTTGAAAATTTTGGAAGTTTTATTTTTGACATGATTTAAATTTAAATTTGTTAAGCGATGCGAAGCCAAATTCCGATTAAACCGTTAATCGAAAAGCCTCCCGACATTCCCAAGGTATTGCCACCGCCGTGCATTAAACGCCAAGTGCCCGGCAACGAATACTCACCGTTGTAAACAGCGAAATTACCAGTGGCGCTAGTCGCATGGGGTATGACTGCTTGGCGCAGATTTGCGCCCGCAGTGGTCCGGTCGGGCGTCTCGGGGAGGTTAAGCACATTGAGCTCATAAGCCAGCACATACGTGCCGATCTCTCCCGCTGATGCAGCGGCGATGGCGTTTAAAACTTGGGCTCGGGTCAGTGAAGTAACAGTGACCGCAGTAGCTGCGCTATCTGCATACCTAGCCGAGTCAACGCGCACGCCATATGTTTGCAAACCATTCCAACCCATCAGGGTGGGGAAGGTTGCAGCCCACGCATGGGTTGGGTTGGTGTTGTTGATGGCCGTGTCCTCAGGGGACAGCCCTTTTGACGCATCAAAAATAACGTGTCCATTGCCATAATTTCTCCAGGGAATCATTCCAGCGACTACGGGTATCACATTCTTTTCGACCCAGTTTGTGCGCCCCGCCAGCGGCGCTTTGGCTGCTAAAGCGGCTGTAACTCCCAAAGCATCGGCTTTATTGCTGCTATCGAAAATGGTAGTCTCTGAGCCGTCAGCGGCGCGCTCTACCAGCTTGACGTCGGTGGTGCCCACGCGCACCCAGCGGCGCAGACCTGCGACCAGGTCGCCCATGCCGGTGTAGTCGCCCTTCCAGAGCCGCAGCACGTGGGCGCGCATGGTTTGCCAGACCTCGGTCGAGTAGTTACTCGTGCCGTCGGGCTTGTTTAACGAATTTTGGTCTGCCATTTTGGGGGGTCTTTCAGTCAAAAAATTTCAAAAAAATCAGTAGCCGCCGATTTGCAAACTCACGCTGCCGCTGGTGCGGTTGTTGCTGGTGTCCCATGCTTGCACATAGATTTTTGCGGGCGTAGCAGCGTCGTCGATGATGGTATTTAAGCGGGCAATGTTGGCCGAATTTAAGGGCGTGACTTGCACGCTCACGATGTCTAAAAAGGGCTTGCTGCAGGTGTAGGCGGTACCGCTTGCGTCTGATGCAAGCAGGGCCAAGGTGTTGATCTCAGTAAGCTGCTCGCTGCTTACAACCACGTGCACATTTTTGAGCAACACCAAGTCGTCGCCACCGGTGCCGGTGACGCTGTAGGTCACGCGCACGTAGCGCACTTGGCTCACTTGCACGTCAGTGACGCCGGGTACGCCGGATGTCCAACTTTGGCCGTTGACACTCCACTCGATCAACACACTGGGCAGCAGGCTCCCGGCCAGGGTGGTGCTCTGCACTGTGACGCTGATTTTGGCGCTCGGGATGATCTTGCCAATGTCGTGCAGCTCGACGTAGCTGCCCGTGGTCTCGCCGGGCTCAAACACCAGCGGGTAGCCTGCGGCCACTTGGGTATCGCTGGTGGCCCAGCTGCGGCTTGCGAAGTGGCTCTCCCACGTCTCAGCAGGGTTGACGGGCAGCACCAAGGCGGTGCCATCGACGTAGGCATTGGTTTTGATGCCGCTCCAGTTTGCATCCCACTCGCTGGATAAAACAAAGTTGGTGGGCAGAGTGACCGTTTGATCAAAACTGGTAGGCGCGCTGGTGTTGCCAGCAACGTCTTCGGCAATCAAATAAATGCGGCGCACGCCCGCGCTGCGGCTGATGTAGATGTCGCCCTGGCTGTCTGCGCCTTGCTTGCTGTACAGCTCGCAGTTGGCCAAGGTGGCACCGCCTGCGCCGTGGTAAATAGCGTAGCTTTTAATGGGCTGGCTGCTACGCGCATTGGCCCAGCCGATGGCGATGGTGTTGACCTGCACATCTGCGCGGGTGACCTGCACCGCATTGGGCGGGGCTATGACAATGCTGGCCTGCGCGGCCTGCGCGCTGGCACCGTTGTAAGCGTCGAGGTGCTTGGCCCACAGGGTGATAGTGCCTGCAATTTGCCACGGCATCAAATGCGTGATGCTGTTCTTACTAGTGATCAGCGTGCCCGTGTCCCAGCTGCTCCCGCGCCGGATTTCGGTGGCTACGTAGCCTTGGTCTACCGCCGGTTGCCAGCTGATCAGCACGCCGTTTTCGACAACCCTGATGCCCAGGCCAATGACGTTTTCGAGTGGCGGCATGGTGTAGCTGATTTGCGCCCACGGGCCACGCGCCAACGCCACGGCGGCCACGCGGATGACGGTGCCCGCCTCAGCGGCCGCACGAAACGACAGGCTGGTGTTGCCCGTCTCGCCTACGCGCACCCAGTTGCTGCCGTCTGCGCTTTGCTCTACAACATAGCTGTTGGCCCACGGACTGGGCTGCCACGACACAATAACCGTGTGGCGGGCGTTGGGCGTGGCCTTGGCCAACAGGCCCAAGAGCGCGGGCGCGTTGGTGTAGCTGCTCAGTTGACTAGTGGGGCGCACGGGCGTGATGATGCCCTGGTCTGCGGTGTGCACGTTGCTGTTTTCGGCTACACACTCGATGTCTACAGTGTGCAGGTTGCGCGGCTTGACGCTGATCACGCGGGCGTATTGCACAGCGGTGTCGGCCCAGCCAAAGCTGTAGTGCGTGCGCTCTGCGTTGCCCCCGGTGTACGGGGTGATGTCGGGCAGGTTGGCCAACACTGCCTGGTTGCTTTGCGCCCCTGCGATGGCGGCGTGCGGGCCGCTTACAGAGCCGTCATTTTTACGCAAAGCGATGTAGTGCGGTGACCCGCTTTGCCACTGCAACGGCTCGCTGAGCGTAAGCGTTTTGCTGGCCGCGTCCCACGCGGTGAC